CAATAAACAATGGGAAACCTGGAGACAGGAAGAACATCGACGGACCGGAGGGAAACCTCCGAGGAGAGGAAGGGATGGTAAAGTGCTGTCACGAAATCGCTACGGCCTCGCAGAGCCTCGGAAACTCTGTGAGCAACGGGCGTAAGTGCTACGACTTGACCTACAACCCTTACTCTATTCAACATGAAGTTGAAAATAGGACTCGCATAGCTATGCCAAGTCCTCTCGGTGATTTGTGCCGAGAAAATGAAGGTAGGATGACCTCCATTGATCAGGAAGGATTCTTGAGCAGATTGCGTCTAGTAAGTAGTACGCATTGGCTTTGGAAGAGAGCCGAAAGATGGAACAACCTATTTGAAGACGACAAGTTGGGACAGGGATCTGATACTGTAAGAGAGAGGACCCCGAAGAACATCGACACCCAGCTTTGTTCCAACAGGTGTATTGAAGAGTGCCACGTAAGGTGTCCACTAGTCATCACTAAGGAAGCGTTCCACATCCTGACTAAGAAGAGGATCTCTGACAATGCTGCGTTTTTGCGTAATGCGAAGATGTATTTCAAAGGAAGAGCCGCCTCTCTTAAGATCGCCTTGAGGCTTTTGGATGAGAGAAAGAGGCCTGATGGGGGTAATCTCCTCGGCCAATTTTTTGAGCCCTTTAGTCCAGAGGAAATCATTAGAGACGTTAAGCACAACTTCTACAGTCTCTATTTCCTGACTATGAACGATGAATTCATTGACGATTTCTCCGGAGATCGTTTTTGGAATGATTTGTACTATGTTAGGACAACAGTTGGATTGGACACAGACTATGGATACAAGAGCAAGCTGTTGCAGTTCACCGCTCAGCAAGATGAGGAAGACAAGGGATTCTTCGCCACACTAAGGAAGATGTGGGGGTCCGTAAGGGGCACCGCAAATTCTGTGTATGACGTCGTCAAATCATCCCTTGATAAACTTTGGGAGGGGCTCAAGAACATCTTTGGGTTCGTCTCAGGACCTGTGACGAGTTTTTTGTGTAAGATAAAAGACTTCGTCGCAAAGTTGATCGTCAACATGATGACTGGAGTTGCAGAGGAAGTAATTAAAGGACTAAAAGACAACGGGTGGAAAGGTAAGCTTGCCATCGGAGTCATGCTCTTCAGCATAGTAATTATGTCTCTAGCGCATATCCTGACAGAAAATCTTGTCATTGGAGCCTTTCGCCTCGCAGCTAGCTATTACCGACAAGGAGAGCTCTATGTTGCCCAAGGAAATGACCCCACGGAAATCGTAACGAAGACCGCGGGTTCTCTCTTTGGACTGTCAAGCGCAAATGCCCAGAAGTTGAAGACTACTTGTATTTTCATCACGTCCGTAATGGCTGGTGGAACTGCACTGTATACTCTGTCTGGACACCTCTTCGCTCTTCTTCCAACGGTCCTCAGGACTTCAATCATATACCAGTGGGGGAGTAAGTCTTCCATTGCAAAGTATGAGGTCCAGAATTGGTGCTCTATGGCTAATGCTGTCCTTCAAGTTTCAAAAGTGCCCTGTGTGCTTAGAAGCGAATCCTACTTTGATAGGATAAAGAACTTGCTTCTCGAAGGAACAAAGATCATGCATGCCATTAAGGAGATGACGCTCAGATCACTCATGCTTGGCCCCTTTGTAAGATTGGGTGCTATAGCTGCTACTCTGACGCAGTACAAGAACACTCCCACAACACGCAAGCACCCGTTTTCAGTTCATCTTTTTGGACCACCCGGAATTGGCAAGACACTGGTTACTGAGAAATTGGCGACAACAGCTTTTGAGATCTTTCCGGAATCGATCTACGCGCGAAATGTAAATTCCGATTATTGGGACGGATGCGCAGACCCCAGCATGATAGTAATGGACGAGTTCATGGTGGGCGACGCTGCTGACAAACTAAGGATTGGAAAGGAATATTTAACGCTGGTATCGACAGGACAATTTCAGCCACAGATGGCATCCGTAGACAACCCCACCGTGGGTATCAAGGGAACAGTCATCTCACCATCGGTTATCTGGACTATGAACAACGATCCCTACCTACACGCAGAAGGGATTCCGCCAGCCGCCCTGAACAGAAGGAGACACGTGGTAATACAAATGGCGCCTTCAGAACATTTTCGGGGGGAGCAAAACAAGCTGGACATCAGCCGTTACTCGAGAGAAGAACTCTCAGCAATGGTCTGGGCAAAGTTTAAGATTGTTCCCTCTATGCACCAAAGAGGCCACATTAACCCAAACCCCTGGCTTACATACGGTGATTTGGTTCACGAACTGAAAAATCGTTTTGCGGCACACACTGAGGCGTGTGAAGCAGTTGCTGAGGCAATGGGTGGTGGAATGGCGGAGAGAATCGACCCTGAGGCATTGATAAATGAAGCACTCCGGCAAAGTTATGGTCTTCCAGGAAAAGTACTGTCCATAAAAGATGCTCTGATGAGTATTATGGGCTTTGCTACATCTGAGGAACCAGAAGCTACGGGGAAGCACCTTGGGAGTATGAAAGGCATATGGAAACAGGAGATATTCAACGAGCGGGAGCCCACTTGCACATCTGTTGCGGGCTGACCAGAGTTCACAAAACCACAACCCATCCGTTCACTTGTACTAAGTGCACCAAGGAAGATCCTTGTGTACTTGGTGTGGTTGTGGATGGAAGTACAGTTTATACCGCTTATGATAAGAGGATCAAAACCTATTCCATCGCGAATCACGAAGGGAAACAAAACACCGTGCACGCCCATAAATGTGCACACGCAGACTGTGTGATCAGAATTACACATCGACATGACGTTTTTGCGCATGCTCCGCAGTACTGCGATTTCCATGGCGAAGGTGAGACTGAGTATGCTTCGTGCAACACCCTGTCTGACTCTGACGGGAGTGCCACTCTTGGAGTCACCCGCTACAAGTGTTGGCATCGAGGATGTCTTCGCCAAGTAGGAGGTATTGGTCTTCCTGCTGGACCCAAGTTCTGCACTTTTCACAGAAACAGTGACCCAACTGTTGAAACGAATGTCGCAGATCTCCAGTATGGCAACATCACCCTGGAAGATGAAGAATTGCAGCTCCTCAAATTCGATGAAGATGGAAATGTCACAGATGCCTACTTTGAGATAATGATGACCACGATCGAGGAAATGGGGCCTGAAGAAATGTACCAAACCTTTGCAGGACTTAGGCGTGAGAACGTCACCTATGATCCTACTATCTCCTGGAAATTTGGCTTAGCATCGGGAGCAATTTTCGGATTGCTCACGGTTCTGACTACAGTCATCAAAAACACCATGTCGGGAGAAAATGATGAGGAAGTCATAAATTTCGGTGCAGAATCAGACCCTGTAGGCAAGGAAAGCCACTACGAGGACAAGGGAAAGAGAAATTTCAAGAAAGGAAAATCATGGAAGTCTTGGAAGTACCACGCTCAGTCGAAGGAGGTTGAATCCATAGAAGTGGTCTTTGGAGGGTTGCCAATCCAGGCATATCCTCTCGGGGGTAAAACCCTATTGACCTTCTTTCATGGAGTCAGGAAGCAGCTTGAGGAAGATAAGGAGATCGAAATGACTCTTTACAGAGACGGGAAAGCTTATACCACCAAGTTCATCCTGGATCTCTCCGTCAGCGACGTTGATAGTGACTTGTTCATTTTCAATTTCGAAGATAGAAAATTGAGTCCATTCCCGAATAACCTTAAGAAGTTTATCTCATCGGCGGAGCTAGGCATGATACAACTCGGAAAGACCCCTGTCCCGTTTGTGATGAACACGAAGAAAGGGAGGAAGTATAGCACTGCAATCCGAAGAGCAGAGATCCAGTATGGACACAGCTCAGGCCCCATTTCCGTTCATGATTGTTGGAGGTACGCCATCAGCACAGAAAATGGAGATTGTGGGTCAGTCCTAGTGGCCTCTTCTGGCCCTCTTGCAGGAAAGATCATTGGAATGCACGTAGCAGGAACCCAACACAAGAGTTCACAGTCACAGGGTCTTGCAGTGACTTTAAACAGAGAAGACCTGGAGGCAGCATTCACCGTCCTTAACGAAGGAGTCGTTCCCGACCTTCCTGACGAAGAGTTTGCAGCCCAGAGCGAATGGGATGATTTTATCGATCCAGCTCGTAAAGTTCCGCTGCCACCCGGAACTGCCCCCTTTGATCTTGCACCTGATGGTTTACCAAAAGGAGTGATTAGAAAGGCGGATGCAAAAGAGGGAGATATCTATTTCCCAGAGTGGTATTGGCGTCTACAGGTCGCAGAAGACCATCTTGCTACGGACACGGTGCTTGCAATGTGTTCGGCAGCCAACGATCTTAAGATGCCAAAGAAAGAGATCCAAAAATTCATCTTTGGAAATCTAAACGGGATTGAGATCATTCCCAAGGATCAAATGGTTTATTCTCCTACAAAGACCAAGATTGTTAAGTCAGTCCTTCATGGACGTCTGTCTGTTAAAAGTGAGAAAGAGCCAGCAATCCTTTCGAGGGATGATCCCAGGGCTGCGGGTAGGGACCCCGCTTTGCTCTCAATGTTTAGGACGCTTAATAGATCTCCGATTAAGGTCGACGAAGAACTTGTAAAAGAGGTTTTCGATGATCTAGAGTTGGAGCTGCGTTCCAGGCTAAATTTTCCCGTCCGGAGCATGCTGACATTCCAGCAGGCGTGCGAAGGAGTTCCAGGCCTACTATCAAGCCTGAAGGTTAAGACAAGTGCTGGATATCCCCTTATAAAGACGACAAAAGGGAAAGGAAAGCAGGAATATATCTGGTTTGATGAGGAAGGAAAGTTTCATTACGATCCTGAGTTTGAGAAGCTAGTGGAGAAGAAAATTCAAGAGATGTCCCGGTACAACGGTGACCCCTCCACGATTGACCATGTTTTCATTGGGTACTTGAAGGATGAGCTGGTGAGCCCCTCCAAGATCCAGGACGTCCGGACGAGGATGATCTATTCAAACGATCTGATCTGTCTTGTGGCTTTCCGAATGCTGTATGGCCCCTTTATCATTGCCATGCAAAATACACCAGGCATAGTTGCGTCTATTGGAGTGAACCAGTATTCCCATTCCATGAACCGTCTGTATGATCAACTAACAGACATGAACTCACGCGATATAAAATTCATAGATGGCGACATTTGTGAGTGGGACTATCGTATGATACCTCAGTTTCAGGAACAGGCCTACAAGGTCATTGGCAGTATTGCTTCAGAATATGGCGTAACGAAAAATCAACACAAGTTCATGGTCGATCATGAGACTAAGACTCCTATGCAGGTTTCACAGTTTCATTATTGGACTAAGTGCAATCAGGCTTCTGGCTGTTTTTGGACCACAATCCTTAACTGCCTAGTCA